CTACTGCTAAAGGCTCTGCCTTGGCAGCTGCTGACGTTATCGAGTGCATCTCTGTACCCGTTAACACAGTCATTCTAAATGCTGGTATTGAAATCACCACAGTTTTAGGTGGTGAGTCAAGCGATACCACATTTGACTTAGGCACTGGCGTTGATGCTGATAACTTTGTTGACGGCTTCGATGCTGATGCTGCTGCTGCTGGTGCTTATGCACAAAACGCTGCTGCATTCCAGCCTATCGTAGTTGGTGCAACTGCTGACACAATCGACATCACCATCGCTACTGCAACAACCGCTCCTACTTCTGGTGTAGCCCGTGTTTGGGCTGTGCTAATGAATGTAGATGGTCGTATCGCTGCAGACGAAGTTGATCGTGATCAATTAGCTTAATGTTGTAAATGATGGGGGACTCCACAAGGGTCTCCCATTTCTTATGTTCTAACAAGGGGCTACAGTGGCTTACAATTTCCTAGGTCTAGTTAACGACATCAATAGAAAATTAAATGAAGTAGAACTTACTAGCTCTAACTTTGATAGTGCTAAAGGGTTTTACTCGCATGCTAAAGATGCAGTTAATGCAGCTATTCAGGATATCAATCAGCTAGAGTTTCAATGGCATTGGAATCACACAACCCAAACAACTACACTAACTGCCGGCACTAGCCGGTATAATTATCCTGCTAATGCGAAAGTAATTGACTTCGATTCTTTTCGTATTAGGAAGAATACTACGTTTAACAATGAGACAGTTAAATTAAAAGTTCTGACTTACGAAGACTACTTAGAGAAGTTTGTAGATCAAGAATATAATAACGATACAAGCTTACGGGACATCCCGTCTCTTATTGTACAAGCACCCAATAGACAATTCATATTAGTGCAGACACCTAAAGAAGCATACGAACTTACGTATGAGTACTACACAGTAACAACTGATTTGTCTGCTTACTCGGATGTTCCTTTAATAACTGAGATGTACAGACATGTGATTGTTGAAGGTGCTACATATTATGCCTATATGTTCCGGGGCAATACACAAGATGCAGCAGTAGCTAAAGCAAAGTTTGAACAGAATCTAAAACATATGAGGATCATGTTAATTAATCGTACTGAATATGTTCGCTCTACAATGCTTCCACAAAACAAGAGATATACAGCAGGCTTTAGGGTTAATTAATGGCTGATAGATGGCAGACCTACCCGTTTGAATTTAGGGGCGGGTTAATTACAAATCTATCACCCTTACAGCACGGTATACAATTACCGGGCAGTGCTAGGGTGTTAAGAAACTTTGAACCATCTATTGAGGGTGGTTACAGACGCATTGATGGATTTGATAAGTATGATAGCTCTATAGTACCAGCGTATGGTAACGGTAGGGTACACGGTAGTGGGCAAACAGGTACTACTCTTATCGTAGCAAACCTAATGGCATCACCATCAGAAGCTGATACATTTACTATTGCAGGTGTAGCTGGAACATATACTATTGCTACTGGTGGTGTTTCATATAGCTCTGGTACTAAAAGAGCAACACTGACACTAACAACCAGTCTAGCATCTAGCCCTGCCGATCAAGCAGTTATTACTTTTACATCAGGTACTGGTACGATTCAAGGTGTAGCAGCGTGGACGGGTAAAGTAGTTGCTGCACGTAATGATAGTTTGTATAGAAGTACGGGTAGTGGTTGGACCAAGATTAGTAATCCAGCATACGGGACTGTATTAGTTAATGGTGCTGGTCAGACTGGTTCTAGCCTTGTTGTAGATGGATTAACTTCTACACCCAAGACAGGTGATACATTTAGCGTAGCTGGCATTGAACTTGTATATACAGTCACTGCAGATGCAACCGTAACTAGTGGTGGTGCAACACTAACAATAAGTCCAGCACTAGCTTCTAGCCCTGCTGACAATGTTGCAATTACTTTCCTGTCTGCTTCAAGAGATGCAGCAACTAAGTACAGGTTTGAAAAGTATCGTATTAGTACCACAGAAAAAATATGTGGTGTAGATAGTGTCAATGTACCATTTATATATGATGGTACAAACTTTACAGAATTACATGCAGCACCAAGTGATGTTGTCGGTGCAGAACACGTAGTGTGGTTTAAGAATCAATTGTTCTTTGCCAAAGGGGATAAGGTAACTTTTACTTCTCCTTATACAGACAATGATTTTACTCCAGCTAATGGATCTGGTGTTATTAGTGTAGGCAATGCAATTACAGGTTTGATTGTATTCCGTGAGCAACTGATTATATTTAGCCAGCAAAAGATTAGTAGATTAGTAGGAAATACTTTAGCTGACTTTGTACTACAGCCAATTACATTAAACATTGGTTGCGTGGATACAGATACCATTCAAGAGATTGGTTCTGATATTATGTTCTTAGGTCCTGATGGATTAAGACTACTAGGTGCTACGGATCGTGTTGGTGACTTTAGTATTGCCGTAGTATCTAAACCAATACAAAGTGAAATGACTGCGTTTACAGGGACAAGTACTTCTTTCTCTAGTGTTGTAGTTAGAGAGAAGTCACAGTATCGCATCTTTGGATATAATGCTAGTGTCACTACACAAAATGCTGTAGGCGTATTAGGGACACAAATGATTGGAGACCAAACGGGTACCATATCATGGGCTGAACTACGAGGCATTAAAGCTTACGTAGCAGATAGTGATTATTTTGGCAGGGTAGAGACTGTTATATTCTCTAATACAGATGGCTATGTATACGAGATGGAGCAAGGCAACAGCTTTGATGGTGCTAGTATTATTGCTACCTTCTCTACACCATTTGTACCGATGGAAGATCCACGTATTCGTAAGGCATTTTATAAGCTTTTCTTATACACGGATCCACAAGGAAGTGTAACAACTTCTGTGAATTTAAAACTTGACTTTGACGATGAGGGTGTGATACAACCTGACACCATAACATTATCAAATCAAACAGGTGCCGTAGGCTTTTATGGTTCGTCTACAGCTACCTATGGAACTGTTCGGTATGGAACCAAATTAAAGAAATTATTCCAGACACAGGTAGTAGGTTCTGGCTTTACAGTTTCTTTGCAGTTTGTGTCTGAGAGTACAGATCCTGCATTCTCACTTGACGCTGCAACTTTAGAATATTCGACTTACGATAGACGATAGGGTAAAACATGGGTACTGGATACATTCGTAACGACTCGGTCAATAACATTGCTGATGGTAATATTATTAATGCGTCAGATTTAGATGGCGAGTTTGATTCGTTACAGTCAGCTTTCAATGCCTCAACTGGACACAATCACGATGGTGCTAATAACGGATCTCCTGTAACAAAGGTAGGTCCTGCCCAAGATCTTGTTGTATCCACAGGAGCAGTAACCCCCAAGACAGATGATACAGTAGACTTAGGTTCTGCTACATTCCAATTCAAAGATGCGTACATTGATGGTACTGCATACATTGATACCCTAGAAATAAATGGCACTGTCATTACCCCAACGGGTATTGAGTTAAATTATGTTGATGGTGTTACCTCTGCTATTCAAACCCAGTTAGATAATAAGCAACCTTTAGATGCACAACTTACTGACATTGCAGGTTTAAGCCCCACAGACAACGGTATCATTATTGGTAATGGTACTAACTTTGTAATTGAGACTGGGGCTACTGCTCGTACTTCACTTGGACTAGCCATTGGCACTGACGTTCAAGCATATGATGCTGACCTAACTACTTTAGGTGCTGGTGGTCCATCTGCTAGGTCTTTCCTAGGTCTAGCGATTGGTACCGATGTTCAAGCCTATGATGCACAACTAGCAGACATTGCTGGTCTTACTCCAACTGACAATAACTTTATTGTAGGTAACGGTACTAACTTCGTAGGGGAGTCAGGTGCTACAGCAAGAACTTCTTTAGGCTTAGGTTCTATTGCTACACAGGATGCAAGTAACGTAACCATCTCTGGTGGCTCTATCACTGGCATTACTGACTTAGCTATTGCCGATGGTGGTACTGGTGCTTCTACAGCTAACGCTGCTATCAATAATCTATTGCCATCTCAGGCTAGTGCTAATGGTAAGTATTTAAAATCGGATGGTACTAATACCTCTTGGGATGATCTCAATATTAGTACTGCCGATATTACTGGCACATTGCCTATTGCTAATGGTGGTACAGGTGCTACTTCTGCAAGTGCTGCAAGAACTGCTCTTGGTCTAGCAATTGGCACAGACGTACAAGGTTACGATCCACAGTTAGCTGATGTTGCAGGATTGACTCCTACCGATAATGGTGTTATAATTGGTGACGGTACTAACTTTGTAATCGAGTCAGGCAATACCTTAAGAACTTCATTAGGTCTTGCAATCGGTACCGATGTACAGGGCTACGATGCTCAGCTTGCAGACATTGCCGGACTAACACCAACAGATAACGGAGTCATTGTTGGTAACGGTACTAACTTTGTATTAGAGACAGGTAACACACTAAGGACCTCACTAGGTCTTGCAATTGGTACAGATGTGCAGGGTTATGACGCACAGTTAGCTGACATTGCTGGTTTAACACCAACAGATAACGCAGTCATTATCGGTAATGGTACTAACTTTGTAGCTGAATCGGGAGCCACACTAAAAACATCTTTAGGTTTAACAATTGGTACCGACATACAGGCATATGATAGTAACTTAACTTCTTTCGTAGGGGCATTCACATTACCTACTACTGACGGTACAAGTGGACAAGTATTACAAACGAATGGATCTGGGACATTGTCTTTTGCTGATGTAAATGCAGATCCAGCAGGTACAGCAGTAGCTTTGGCAATTGCGTTAGGGTGAGTACAAGAGTATGCAAAACTTGTTCTGAAGAAAAATCTTTTGAAGATTTTCCTAAGAATGAAATGTACAAAGATGGTATTAGACCACATTGTATTGAGTGTCGTAAGGAATATGAAGTTAAAAACTATCACAAGAATAAACATAAACGCCCTTATGATTATTTAAATGATAAAGATAAAAAGCTTCAAAGAGCATTTGGTATAAGTTACGAAGAATACCTAATTATGTTAGAAGCACAGCAAGGTGGTTGTGCAATATGTGGTACAACTAGTACAGGAAAAAGAAAAGCATTTGCAGTAGATCATAATCATGAGACAGGAAAAGTGAGAGGTCTTCTGTGCGGTAATTGTAATACAGGAATTGGAAATTTAAGAGAAGACGAAGGCATCATGTTAAGAGCAATTGAATATTTAAGGAACACAAATGGCTAATACTTTTAAGAACTCATTCAGTAAATCTGTAGGCACTTCCGCTGCTACAGTTTATACTGCACCTTCCGCTACACAGACTACCTTAATCGGTTTATCTGTAGCTAATACTACAGCATCTCCAATCACTTGTGATGCTTATGTCACTTCTTCAGCAGTAGACTACTACTTGATCAAGGGTGCTACGGTACCTGTAGGTGGATCATTGGTTATTGTAGGTGGAGATCAGAAGGTTGTATTAGAAGCTGCTGATGCATTAAAAGTAATATCTTCAGCTGCAAGCAGTGCCGATGTAGTTTGCTCATTGTTAGAAATAGCCTAAGAGGTAGACCATGGCATATCTTGGTAATACCCCGACAACCCAGAGCTTTATCTCTGGCACTGACTACTTCAATGGCACAGGCGCTCAGACTGCGTTTACCTTATCCCGCACCGTAGCCTCGATCAATGACATTCAAGTCACAGTCAACAACGTAGTTCAACAGCCCAACGATGCGTATACGCTAAGTGGCACAACGCTGACCATGACCTCAGCCCCAAGTGCTGGAACCAATAACGTCTATGTGCGTTATCTAAGCACCACCACGCAAGTCATTACCCCAAGCCAGAACACCGTCAGTTGGAACACGCTTGACTCAAACACCCAGCAAGATTTGGGCTTGATGTACAAGAATAAAATTATTAACGGGAATATGGTCATCGACCAGAGGAATGCTGGTGCTGCGGTAACTGTAAACAACGCCACTGATTTTTACCCTGTTGACCGTTTTTTGGGCTACGGTGAATCAGCTGATGGTGTTTATACGCTCCAACAATCTTCAACCGCTCCCGCTGGATTTGTTAATTCTATAATTGCAACAGTTACAACTGCTGACGCAAGTGTGGGGTCTGGTCAATATTATTTTCTATCACATAGAATTGAAGGAACAAACTGTTCTGACCTTGGTTTTGGAACTGCTAATGCCAAAACTGTAACTTTATCTTTTTGGGTTCGTTCTAGCCTTACTGGTCAGTTTGGCGGTTCTCTAGCAAATAGTGCTTATAACAGAGCGTATCCGTTTACATATACCATTAACTCGGCAAATACTTGGGAACAAAAATCAATTACTATTACTGGAGATACAAGTGGAACATGGCTGACTACTACTGGTGTTGGAATGCGAATTTATTGGGACCTTGGTAGTGGTAGCAGTAATGTAGGAACTGCCGGTGCTTGGGGTTCCACTGGTTATGTTGGTGCAACAGGAGATACAAAACTTATTAGCACATTAGGAGCCACGTTCTACCTCACAGGCGTACAACTCGAAGTAGGCACACAGGCAACGACCTTCACACTAGCAGGTGGTTCATACGGTGCTGAATTGGCTTTGTGTCAGAGATACGCATATGTAATTAACGGTTCTCAAGCTCTTAATGGCAGTACCGCATTCAGCGATGGCACTTCTATTTACGATGGAAGCAATAATCCATACCCTGTTTCAATGCGGACAACGCCTACTATTACAAATTCAGGAACATTTACTCTTAACGATGGTTTAGGAGCAACTATATCAACAACACCTGTTTGGACTAGTTTTACTATTGGATTTAGATTAAATGGCACAGTTGCAACTGGTCTTGTAACTGGAAGAACATATTATTTAACTCTTAATTCAAATGCAAAAATTAGCATATCTGCGGAACTTTAATTATGTATAAATTAGTTAAAACAAACATAGACGGAACAATTAATGTTGTCCAACGCTTATCTGATGGTGCTTGCATACCATTCGACCCAGCCAACACAGATTACGCTAACTTCAAGACCGCCATCCTCGAAGACAAGGCGCAGTTACAAGACGCAGACAACAACACCATGACCGCAGAACAGGCAAAAGACTTTGTGAAGGAGTTACCATAATGGCTGTTAGTCAAATTAATAATGCTTCCTTGGCAAGCGGGGTTCCGAGTGCGGCTAAGTTGCCAGCGGGTTCCGTGTTGCAAGTGGTAACTCAACAATATTCAGCAACATTAACCACTGTTTCTGTATCATCTACTTTTGCGGACACTGGTCACAATATATCAGTCACATCAAAAATTGCAAATTCAAAATTTTTAGTATCGCTTGTGGGTGGTGGATGGCACGACATTCAAACTCAATCAAATATGTTTCTTACTTTTCAAAGAAATTTTAACGGTGGTGCTTATTCTTCTGTTACAAATGGCAACGGTGGAACAAACGAATTTGGATTAGCAAGAATGTCAGGAGACGGTGGAGCCTTTAATATTGGCCCATACTCAATGGCTGTTTTAGATGAACCAGGACAAGCCGCAGGCACTGTAATCAATTTTAGAGTCGTTGCTAGATGCACAGCTAATTCATCTCAGTACCAATCAAACGATAGAGGTATTCCAACAATTACAGTAATGGAGATTGCAGTATGACATTACACCAAGCAATTATTAAATTAAATCCTACTGTTGTTGTTGTTCGTGGCGAGGTTGCTTATGACGCAGACGGTAATGAAGTCCCGTATGATCCCGCTGCGGTCCAAGCATACGTCAAAGCCAACGAGTACAAACAACTCCGTGCCGCAGCTTACCCATCGTTTGCCGACCAGTTTGACACCATCTTCCATGAA